ATGCATGAATGGGTAGTATCCTTTGACTTGAATTCACTTTATCCGCATCTCATCATGCATTATAATATTTCCACAGAGACAATCACACCCGATGAAGTGCGTGGTCTTATTTCACCAGATGCTATTCTCAAAGGTGATGTTGTTGCCACTAAATTAATACAACAATTCAAGGAAAAGAATCTATCCGTTGCTGCCAATGGGACAACCTATCGCAAGGATATTCGTGGATTCTTACCAGAACTTATGGATACGATGTATCAAGAGCGTAAAACATTCAAAAATAAAATGATTGAATCGCAAAAACATTTAGAGGAAATCACTAAGGAACTCATGCGTAGGGCATTGACAAAGTAAAGTTTTCTGGTATAATAGACGGATGGAAACGAGGAACATTATTGACTACTTTCATTACTGGACGCACGAAGCGATTATTGCAGATCTTGATGCAAAACGGAATAATTTTACCGTTCTTTGCAGCAATCTTTACAATGATTTCAACATCGCTACAGTCATTCGTAACTCAAATGCGTTCCTCGCGAAGCAGGTGATCCTATACGGATCCAAGCAGTATGATCGCCGTGGCACTGTTGGAACACATCATTATACTAATTTCATTCATGCCAAGACTTTTACCGAACTAGATGAAAGAATGAAGATTCTTCGTCAGACCTATGGTACGGTAAAGATCATCGGCATAGATAATGTTCCAGGTGCTACGGCGATTGATACTTTTGAATGGAACACAAATACACATTATGTTCTAGCGTTCGGTCAAGAACAAGTCGGTCTACCAACAGAAATCCTCGACATCTGTGATCACATCTTGTATATTAAACAATATGGAACTGTCAGGAGTCTGAATGTAGGAACCGCGAGTGGTATCGCAATGTACGCACTCGCAAGTAATGTGTTTTAATACCCCGTGGTGAAATGGTATCACAGAAGCCTTTGGAGCTTCTTTTCTTGGTTCGAATCCAAGCGGGGTAGTTTTTGGGGATGTAGTCCAATGGCAGAGACAAATCACTTAAAATGATTCCAGTGTGGGTTCGAGTCCCACCATCCTTATTAAATCGGAGACGACGATAATGTATGGAATTATGACCAAACTGAACAACTTCGTTGACGACAACCTGAAAGACTCCTTGGGAGTACCTCGTAAGGGCGTTCTGGCATTTAAGAAGAAGACTAGTGCGGTCACCGAATGTGATGCCCTGAATGACCTCCTGACGACTAAGAAAACTAAACCATATGTGGTTGCCAAGTTTCCAGAAGATGAAACCTCATCATATGGATTTATTGTGGATGGTGTGTGGAAGCAAAAATTATAAATACTTCATAAGAGGAACAATTATGGAATGTATTTCGAAATTACTGACACTTCAAAACCAACTTCGCGTTCACCATTGGCAAACACCATCATATGCTGAACACAAAGCATTGGGTAAGGCATACGCAGGATTGGATCCACTAATTGATACCTTTGTGGAAACATATATGGGCAAGTATGGAAAAGATACACAGCAGAATAGAAGTATTGATCTACAAGGGTACGAAACTGCTCATCCAATGCCAGTATTGAAGTATTTTGAAAATTATTTAATCAATGAACTTCCAAACGATTTGTCTGAACAAGATACAGAACTTTTAAATATTCGCGATGAAATGTTAAGTGTTCTCAATCAGACTAAGTATCTCTTGACTCTACATTGAGTTTGTAGTATCATGTGTGAATGATTTACGAGTTTAAAAATCCAATTCCTGTAACCACACCTATGGGTGATGGTTATATTTTATATGTTCGCGATGGCGGAACATGGGAAAACGATATTTTCGCCGTGGTCTTGACTGAAGGTGGAACGATTCGGCATTTTAGAAGTGATCAGTTGAATGTTTGGGCGAATGCCACCTTTGGAATTAAAAAGGATTCTACATTATGTCAAAAGACTACTCCAAGTTCACCGATGCCCAACTAATGGCACTGAAAAAACAAACTGAACATGATATATCCAAGTATCATAATTTTCAGTTGGTTCGCAAGATTCAGTTAAACTCCGCTTACGGTGCGATAGGGAACCAATATTTTAGATATTATTCTACCGAACTCGCAGAGGCGATTACTCTGTCGGGTCAATTGTCAATTCAATGGATCGGTCAAGAACTAAACAAATATCTCAACAAGATTATTGGCACTACCGATGTGGATTATGTGATTGCATCAGATACAGATTCTGTTTATCTGTGTCTTAATAATCTAGTCTTGAAGGTATTTCCAAACACAGGTCTTTTTGATGGAAAACCAGTTTCGCGACCACCGACAAAGACCGTAGTTGATTTCTTAGATAAGTCTGCGGAACAGGCGATCATTCCATTCATTGAGAAGAAGTTTGCTGAACTCGCACTCACCATGAATGCATACGAGAACAAAATGCAGATGGGTCGGGAAGTCATTGCCGACAAGGGAATATGGACTGCCAAGAAACGGTATATGTTGAATGTTTGGGATTCTGAAGGTGTGCGCTATGCAGAACCTAAACTCAAGATCATGGGAATTGAAACTACTCGTTCTTCAACTCCAGAGTTTGTCCGTAAGCATCTTAAGAAGGCTATCAATATTACCATGAATGGCACTGCACAGGATATGATAGACTTTGTTGAGAAGTGTCGTAATGAATTTTACGCACTGCCTCCAGAGGATATTGCATTTCCTCGTAGCGTAAACGGATTGGAAAAATATATTGATCGTTCTGCAATTTATAAAAAATCAACACCTATTGCCGTAAAGGGTGCTTTGATTTACAATCATTATCTTGCTAAATTCAAGATTGGTAAGAAATATAGGAAGATTATTGAAGGAGATAAGATTAAATTTCTAATGCTCAAGAAACCAAATCCTGTTGGTGGTTGCATTGGAGAAGATCAGGTTATTTCTTTTCCAAATGTTCTTCCAAAAGAATTTGAACTTGAGAAATATATTGATTATAAAACGCAATTTGAGAAATCTTTTATTGATCCTCTGACCGCCATTCTAGATACTATTGGGTGGTCAACTGAAAAGAAAAATACATTAGAAAACCTATTTGGTTGAAAGGAATATTATGAGTGATTTTTTATCGTCTATGGTTAAGAATTCTGGAAACAAATACGCATCACTGGTTTCCGATGGTCTTGAGGGAAGTGATGTAAATGGATTCGTGGATACTGGATGTTATATTCTGAATGGACTACTGTCGGCATCCATTTATAATGGAATGCCAAATAATAAAATTACAGCGATTGCGGGAGAAACATCCACAGGAAAGACTTATATCGCTTTGGGAATTGCCTCTAAGTTTTTACGGGATAATCCCAATGCTGTTGTTTTATATTTTGATTCTGAACAAGCAGTTACTTCTGAGATGTTCAAGAATCGTGGAATTGACCCAAAGCGAATTGCAGTATTTCCAGTATCAACGGTGGAGGAATTTCGTCATCAAGTAATTACGATTGTGGACAAATATATTGACCTTCCCAAAGGGGAACAGAAACCAACCTTCATCGTTCTTGATTCGTTGGGAATGTTGTCCACGACCAAAGAGATGACTGATACCGCTGATGGAAAAGATACAAGGGATATGACCCGCGCACAAATCATCAAGGCTACATTTAGAGTCTTGACGGTAAAACTTGGTGTGGCGAAGATTCCTCTTCTGATGACAAACCACACATATCAATCCATGGGAATGTTCCCAACGGCAGAACTTGCTGGTGGTCAGGGATTGAAGTATGCGGCATCAACTATTCTTTATCTTTCCAAGCGAAAGGATAAGAATTCTGATGGTGAGGTTGTTGGAAATATCATTCATTGTAAACTTTATAAGGGTAGATTCACCAAAGAAAATAGCATGGTGGATATTCGGTTGAATTACGAAACTGGACTTGACCCATATTATGGTCTTGTGGATGTTGCGGTATCTGCTGGAATATTCAAAAAGAATTCAACGCGCATTGAACTTCCAGATGGAACCAAAGCGTTTGAGAAGACGATTTATGATAATCCAGAAAAGTATTTTACCAAAGATGTTCTTGCGTTAGTGGAGAAGGCAGTGTATACTCAGTTCAGTTATGGTGGAGAGAAAACCATAGAGAACACCGATGACTGATGTTGAAAAACTAATTCTTCACAACCTTCTCAAGAACGAGACATACGCACGAAAAGTTACTCCCTTCCTACAGAGGGAGTATTTTCATGATCGTGGACTACGATTTGTTTTTGAGACTATTCATGAATTTATTCTAAAATATAATAACCTTCCCACAAAGGAAGCGATCTATATCATTCTTGATAAGAACAAAAGTATTAATCAAGAAGAGATGAAGCGCATCACAAATTATGTGGAGGAGATTTGCAATTCAAAGGAAAATGTTGATTCTGAATGGTTGATGACAGAAACTGAAACTTTCTGCAAGGATAAGGCGGTATATAATGCGATCATGGAATCCATTCAGATTATAGATGGAAAGACTCAGCAATCTCAGGGATCTATTCCTGATATTCTATCCAAGGCGTTGTCGGTATCATTTGATGTTCATATTGGTCACGATTACATTGAAGACTATGAGAAACGATATGATTTCTACCACACGGTAGAGAAACGAATTCCATTTGATTTGGATGGATTCAATCAGATCACAAATGGGGGAACTCCTGCAAAGACTTTGAACATTGTCATGGCAGGAACTGGTGTTGGTAAATCATTGTTCCTGTGCCATCATGCTGCAAATTGTCTCAAAAAGAATTGTAAGGTTCTATACATCACCTGTGAGATGGCAGAGGAAAGAATTGCAGAACGCATTGATGCAAATCTTCTTGATGTTACTCTTGATAATCTTCGCGAACTTTCAAAGGTAATCTATGAAAAGAAAATTCAGAATCTGAGTGCTGGAGTTCAAGGTAAACTTATCATCAAGGAATATCCAACTGCTACAGCAAATGTAAATCACTTTCGGTTTTTGTTGGATGAACTTTGGTTGAAGCGTAAGTTTAAACCCGATGTGATCTTCATTGATTATCTGAACATCTGTGCTTCAGCAAGAGTAAAGAGTGGAAACAATGTAAACTCCTACACTTACATCAAGTCAATTGCAGAGGAGATTCGTGGTCTTGCGGTTGAATATAATGTACCAATTTTCAGTGCCACGCAAACTACTCGCTCTGGGCATTCAAACACGGATGTTAGTCTTGAGGATACTTCCGAGTCATTTGGTCTTCCAGCAACTGCTGACTTTATGTTCGCCTTGATCTCTACAGATGAACTTGCGGAACAGAATCAGATCATGGTGAAGCAGTTAAAGAATCGTTACAATGATACAGCAACCAATCGTAAGTTCTTGCTTAACATTCAGCGTGCTAAGATGAAACTTTCCGATATTCCACCGCAACACACAAATCTCATTACTATTCCTATTGCTAATCAACCAAAGCAAAAGGGTCAAAAGTTTGAAGATTGGAATTTCTAATGTCTGCTTATCTTGATCGTAAATATATCAATTTGGTTTCTAATTCCCTTGTGAAATTTAAATGGAAGAAGGTAAATCTTGCTAACTGCCGTTGTGTCTTTTGTGGTGATTCCGAGACAAATAAGAACAAAGCGAGAGGTTATTTCTTCAGCAGTAAGGATAGTTATTTTTATAAATGTCATAACTGTGGGGTTTCATATAATGTGTACAAGTTTCTTGAAGTGATCTCTCCTGCTTTGTTCAAGCAATATTGTCTTGAGAAGTTTGCAGATAAGGATAAGAGAATTGAAGAGGTAACGGAAGAATTCAAACCTCCTGTATTTTCTTCACGACCATCATATGATGAAATTTCAGATCTCCCAGTAGATCATGTGGCAATCAAGTTTCTCACGGCACGAAAGATTCCAAAGTCTGAATGGAAACGATTTGGATATACAAAGCATTTTTCTCAATTCGCAAAATCGGTAAATGAATCCTATGAATTGATTGATGATGAGAGAATCATAATTCCAATCTATGATGAACACAACCAATTCATTGGAGCGCAGGGTAGATCTTTTGGAAATATCAAACCAAAATATATCACCCTGAAGACTGATGAAAAGATTCGTCTAATTTATGGGATGGAGAAAATTGACAAGAGCAAACCAATCTTTGTTGTGGAGGGTCCGATTGACAGTCTGTTCCTTCCCAACTCCCTTGCTTGCTTGGGTGTAGGAAATTTTCTAGAGGTCAGGGAAAAGTTTCAGAACCAGGATCTTATCTTTGTTGTGGATAATGAACCGAGAAATAAGGTAGTGGTTGAGGTTCTTTATAAACTTATTGAAAATAAAGAAA